TGTAGAATTTCAATTGCCTTGTCTTCCATTGTGCTTGTTCCTTTCTTAGATTGTAAGCGGTTCGTTTTTTTCGGGTCTTCCTAACAATGAGTCCCTTGCCGTTTCTTCTGCTGGCGGTTGTATTGATTGGTCTAATGCTGGCCGCATCCCGCGAACGCTTCCAACCTGAGTTTTTGGATAAGACACAAGTCCAAAAGACCGTTGCTGTCGAGGATTCGTCTTACCGCCAAGACACGAACCATGTGAACCCCGCCCCTTACAACATGGGTCCTATTGCAGGTGTGCGCAGTCCGTTCCAAGTCAACCAATATAAGGCATACATTGTATAATGGACTCCTATAAAAAGGTAGCGATTCCAAAAGCACTGCGCGAACAGGTTTGGATTCGCTACATGGGGCGAAAGTTTGAAGGAAGATGTCGCGTGCGATGGTGTAGCAACACAATCACGGCGTTTGATTTCCAATCTGGTCACAATGTCCCCGAAAGCAAGGGAGGTCCTACAACCATCGAAAATCTTATACCGATATGTGCTCGTTGCAATGTGAGTATGGGAAACCAATACACCATTGACGAGTGGAATCGTTTGGGCGAAGGAGCAAGGTGGTATAGTCGTTTCTTTTTCTGGAAATGACTTTCTTTGATATTGTAATGAATGAGCGAATTGTCTATTGTTTTTGGACTGAAAGCAATCCAATGTCAGAAATGCGCAAGTACGCTTTATATGTTATGCCTCAAACAGTCGAGTGTGATGTTGTGCTTGTCCACAAAGGCAATCTACATACATTTGTTCTTCCGGACCATCCTCTTCACGAAGCCTATCCATACTTAAGCGCAGTTCACAAATCGGATTACTTACGGACATACTTTATGCATTTCTATGGAGGAGGATACGCAGACATCAAAATACAGACCGGTTCTTGGAAATCTTCATTTGAAGAACTCTACAACAGCGATGCCTACATCTGCGGTTATCGTGAGTTTTCCGAAGATGGAGTTGCTTCTCGCGATCCTTCTATCCGAGCACGATATAGGGAGATGATTGGAAACGGTGAATACATTTGTAAACCACAGACACCCTTTACAAAGGCATGGTATTCTCGTACGATTGCCCTTCTGGATGAACGCCTTTCGCGCCTTCGCAAGCATCCTGCCAATCACGCTCGCGACTGCAAAGAAAGGAGCAACTATCCGATTGAATGGAATGAACTGCTAGGTCGTATTTTTCACCCCCTGTGTTTGGAACACCCCGGTCGTATTCTGTTCACATTACCAGCCCATATATATACCAACATGAGAGATTTATAGTTCCAAACTGGGCAGAGCGGGTTTTGCAATTTCAGCGGGAAGTTTGGATGTCTTGCGAAATTCCAAGACTTCATTCCAAAATGTCTGGAGGTCATCAATGTGGTCTGTAATCCACTTGGGATCTTGTGGTACAAAGACATCCTTGACGGATTGCAACACCCAGTAGATAACTTGACAATCTTCATTGCCTTCTTCGTCGTAGACCACACGTCCATCGTCGTAGACTGTAAAGAACCCCTTCGTTCCCGATTGTTTGACCCACTCGTTGTAGAGAACTTGTTTGAAGCGAAACTCTACATACTCGCATTCATCAATACCCGTACATTCCATCTGCATCTGCATCTGATGCCAGTATCCCATGGGGATTTCGTCTTTGGGTTGACGACTCATAGGACACTTGAACTCGACAAGACGACCATAACGCCGCACATCCTCGGGATCATGCGGGATAATCAAACCATCCGGAGACGCACCCAAAAAGGAGTAACGAGGATGTTGAACACATGATACATCTAGGATAGTACACTTGGTCTGCTCTTCGTAGAGTTTCTTCGCAACAGGTTCAAATCGTGTTCCCCACAAAAGAGCGGGGATAGGATTCGCATTCTCATTCGGAACGTAGGTCTCCAGTTTCCGCATCATCACCGACCGTCTTGCTTCGGGCGTTCCAAAGACATTGTACACCTCGGATGCCGTAATCATCTCTCCTCGCTTGGCATGCCACTGCGCCGTCCTCTGGTCGTTGATACCATACAGTCGGAGCACACGTTCGTAACATCGATCGCGTTTCCATAAACGTCCGACATCTCCGGCCATAAGTCGATCGACGACTTCGACAACGCGCCGCTTGAGAAACGAGTAAGAGAGTTGAGGTTCGAGTTGACGACAGAAGAGAACAAACTGGCGAACGCGTGTATGTAGGTGTGTATAGGGGCGATTCTCCAATAACCATGCGGAAAGCACATCGTCCATCTACTCTGTATGCTGTTGTTCTTCAGTAAGTCTATTTTCCTTATCTATTTGGTCTCGTAACGTTGCGTAGTCTCCCGTGTCTACGCCTTCCAGGATTCGTGTTTCGCACATCATATCTTCCATCATTTTTTCCACAAGTTCGTTGAGTTCATTTGTATGACCTTCAATGAGTTCTAAGGACACACCGCCCTCGTAATCAAGAGGTTCCGCAGTACATTGGTGGGGGGTCTCCAAGTCATCTCGTTCCAGGATGCGTTGTTTCTGTTCTGCTTCTGTTTGCTTTCCCTCCATTATTACAAGAAGTCATTTTCAATGAGTAAACCTATTTCCATCATGGACATTCAAAGCAAGGAACAATGGGTTCTTCATCGCCTAGAGAACTTTTATCGCAATCCCACTCATCTTGAGCGTGTCAAAACCATTCTAGAAGGAAACTCGAATATGAGTCTGCGATTAATTGATTGGTTGGTGACCAACTACGCGAAAAAGAACAACATCTCCTATTTGACGAAGGAGGGTAAGCATGTGATTGTGTACCTTGCGTACAAGAGTCATCTCAAGGCGTACAGCAAGAAGATGTTCGACCCGTTCTGTCGTTGGAAGCGTATTCAGTTTCTGGGTATGAATACCACAGTCGGTCAGTTGAACTTCTTTGAGTGGGCAATCCAGGAAGAGGTGTTGGATTTCTTACAGGAGCACCTAGAAGAAGTCCAAAAGGATATGGACGATTGCTCGACGACGATTCAACCACAGGAGGGACGCAAGAAGCGCCATGAACTTTCTCGTTCTGCGACCAAGTCCATCTGTATGCACGATGTTCGCGTTCCTGTGAAATTTGATTAGTCTTACCTAACAACAATGTATTCGATTCTCAATCCAAATGTTATTTACCAAGACACCTCTTCGGATGTCACGGAGCACGATATTGATGTCGTGTCCGACCTCTGGGAGATGGATGGACACAGCGTATACCGAGGGTCACGAGATCCGCGCTATACTCACGCCAATGTCTACTGGCTCTACAACGAAGATCTGGAACGAGTTGGTTGTTCAGAGCACAATGTTCGGGATCAGGCAGATTTTCGTTTGCTGTGGTTTCGTGAATCCGAGTTTGGAACTCTGCTCCAAGAAGATGGGTGGAAAATCACAGATGATTTGTGGTCGTATCTTCCACGACACACCTTTGACCGTGCCTTCAACGAAGGGTGGACAATGCCAAACACGTTTCTAGAGCGGTGTCTCTACGGTTCTCTTCGAGTTCTCACATGGAAGGATATTGTAAGGTTGCCGACTGTGTATTCGTGTAGCAAGTGCGGTGCTCGGTCATTGACGTCGTCCAAATGTCGCACAGAGTCTTCTGTTCTCGACATTCCACAAACGGAAAAAGTATTCTTTGTAGATGAGGATATGATGGTTCATATCCCGCCTAGTGATTCATCAGTATGGTTTAGGTTGCAGAAGCAGCAGCGCGGCGACGATTCTTCACACCCACCGAGGGAGCAGGCGCAGGCGCAGGACTCGCAACCGGAACACTCACCTCTTCCTCCTCATGCTCTTCCTCATGCTCCTCCTCCTGAACAGGCGACGAGCGAGCAACTGGCTTCACACTAACCTCCTCATCAATCTCGTCTGCAAACACATCCGCAGCAGTCAAGCGATTCGGGGGAGACACACGAGCATGGGTCACGCGCCAAGTCACGCCAAATCCCTGACCACTCACATACACGCTCGGTGAGATAGCGAGAGACGCCTCCACACGCTTAGGGAACACTCCAGCAATGTTCTCCGTGTCAACCTCAACGGGCTTACCCGTTCCATCCACCACGCTCATAGAGACAACACCATCATACACAGGGACCTTCATACGGAAACTGGGAGGATACTTACCAGAAGGTACCCACTCGCCGTTCACCTTCTCCACACTGGGACTGATGAACGACTTCATGAGCGCAGAGAGAACATTGCGATCACGCGTCTTACCGAACCAACGACCACTGTTCGCGGCCGCAGTATCAAGCAGCTTCTCCTGCATATCGAGGAGGAAGTTGTAGAGATTACCAACATCACCAAGGTCAGCAGACGCTCTCTCCTTCGCATACGGGTCACAACCCTTCAGCGTAGCAGACAGTTGGTACGTAGTCGCACCGCTATCCGTGTCCTTGAT